CTATGTTCTTATGGTACTCGAAGAAGGAGTCAGAAAGACTGCTCGGTCTTTGATGTCGTTAGCAGTGAACAGACCGATTCACTTACCAGATGTAGAAGTAACCTCAGAGGAGTTAAAAGATGCTTTCGATAGGACATTGGGTACTGATAGACTTTATCTTTTCGACCATTTCGGGTCTACTAGCTTGGAGAATATTATTAATAGGGTTAGATATATGGCGAAGGGACTCAATTGTGGCTATGTGTTTCTTGACCATTTGTCTATTATCGTTAGTGGGGGTGATGTTGGAGATGAGAGAAAGGCTCTTGATGCTATCATGACCAAGCTTCGTATGTTGGTTCAGGAAACAGGAATCAGTCTCATTTGCGTATCACACCTCAAGCGTCCTGAAGCCAAAGGACACGAGGAAGGTGCAGCCACATCATTAGCACAGCTTCGTGGCTCAGGTGCTATTGCACAGCTCAGTGACATTGTGATAGGATTAGAGCGTAATGGACAGGCTACAGACTTGATTGAACGCAACACCACTCATGTTAGAGTGCTAAAGAATCGCTTCAGTGGATTCACTGGTGCTGCGGGGCATTTGCTTTATCAGAGTCATACAGGTAGAATGTTGGAAACAACGGAGGAGTTATGAAATCGGATTTAGTAGAAAAAGCTAGAGAGTATGCGAAGCATGATGAATACAGCGTCACTCGCAATTACATTCTTGCATTGTGCAACGAGATTGAACGATTGAGAAGTCTTAACAAAGATGTGTTCAACCGCATTCAAGACAATGTTGAGATGTTCAACGATGCCGAGCGTTACCGATGGCTAAAGACTTCCGCATGGGACTTACCTGAAGATGTTGTTGCACCGACTGTGATTGCTTGTGATGGTCGTGGTAATAATTGGGAATGGCTCACAGGTATCTTGCTTGATGAAGCCATTGATAAATTTAGAAAGGATGAACAACTATGATTAACGAACACGACCTTGAAGATATGTGTGTGCCGTTATATTCACTACACAAAGGCAACAAGTTTAAACTCAGTGACGAAGAAGAGGTTAGAGTTCCTGCTGAATCCAATGATTTTAATGTGGAAGACTTGTTCACATTCGACCACATTGACGGTATGTATACTTATTGTAAAGATTCTAAAGGGGCAGTTCACCACTTCGCAGCTTGGACAAAGGTATTTAAATTATGATTAAGATTGGACAGTATTACTTCAACCCCTCTAGCATCACCTGGGTTATCGAAAGAGAAGTTCACTTCAACAATGGTAAGTCAATCATCTTGACAGAGCCTGAGATACAGGACTTGTTTGCTTATCTGTTTAACGAACCACGACCAAGTATCATGGAAGCAGTGGAAGAGACGATGAAAGACTTGAACATCAAGCCTAAGAAAGTTGTTAAGAAGAAATGACTATCAGCCACTACATCGTAAGTGTCGTCGGCATCGGCTACTTTGTGGTTGGTTGTCAACAATACTATTTAGGTAACACTGGTGCAGCTATCATGTGGATAGGCTATGCGTTTAGTCAGATTGGTCTTTACATGGGGTTAGCAAAATGATTTTTAACAACGATAAACGATTTGATTTGGACTTAGCTTATGGGAAAGTGTTTGAACACAAAGTTGCAGAGATTCTCGGACAAAGTAAGATTGAGGTCAAAACAGAGAAAGACAAGTGGAAGACGACAGGTAACATCGTCATTGAGTACGAGTCCAGAAATAAGCCCTCTGGAATTATTACTACTGACGCTGATTACTGGCTTCACAATCTTGCTATGGGTGACGACATTGTCTTATCTTTTCTTGTCAAAGTGAGCACATTGCGTAAGTACATTGCAAAGCACAATCCACGGTCTGTTCGTGGTGGTGATGACATGACATCAAAGTTATACTTGATTAAGTTAACAGACTTGGTTACACTTATTTCATGAGTAAAATAATCTTAGACATTGAAACCAACTCAGCACACGATAAGATATGGTGTGTGGTTTGTCGTGACTTAGACACTGACATTGTGTCCACATTCACACAGCCAAACAACTTACAGCAATACCTAGACTCAGTCGAGAAAATCATCGCACACAACGGAATCTTCTTTGATTTCCCTGTATTAAAGAAAATATGGAAAATACAGGTAAAGAAGTCACAGGTCATTGACACGCTTGTGTTGTCTAGGCTGTATAACCCATCACTCGAAGATGGACACAGCCTCGCTGCTTGGGGACAAAGACTAGGGTTTCCTAAAGGAGACTTCAAAGACTTTGACAATGGCTTAACAGATGAGATGTTGGAATACTGTAAACAAGACACCTTAGTAACAGCTAAACTTTATCAACACCTAGAAAGGGAAATGAAAGATGACTTCTCAGAGAAGAGCAAAGAGCTCGAACACCAAGTCGCAATCATCATTGCAGAACAAGAACGAAACGGTTTTAAGCTCGATGAAAGAGGAGCTATGGAACTTCTATGTAGTCTTAAGGCTAAGTTGGAAGCTATCAAAGTTGAAATGGAAAGCATATTTCCTCCCCGAATTGAAAGTGGAAGAACTCATAAGACAACAGGAAAAGCCCTCAACGACATCATCACCCCTTTCAACCCAGGCAGCCGTCAGCAAATCGCAGAGCGTCTCCAAGAAAAAGGTTGGAAGCCAAAGAAGCACACCGAAAAAGGCTCAATCATCGTCGACGAAACCACGCTCGAAGGCAGCGACATCCCCGAAGCGAAAGCCATAGCAGAATACTTGATGCTACAAAAGCGAATAGGACAGATAGAATCGTGGTTAGAGGCAGTAGAATCAGACGGTAGGGTTCATGGTCGTGTCATTACCAACGGTGCAGTGACTGGTCGTATGACGCACATGAGTCCTAACATGGCACAGATTCCTAACAGCAGTGCTGTCTATGGACCTGAGTGTAGAAACCTATGGATAGTAGAGAAAGGCAATAGATTGGTTGGCATTGATGCTTCAGGATTGGAGTTGAGAATGTTGGCTCACTATATGAACGACGATGAATATACAAGTGAAGTTGTATCGGGCGATATACACACAGCGAACCAGAAGGCTGCAGGACTTGAAACGAGGAATCAAGCTAAGACATTTATCTATGCATTCCTCTATGGTGCAGGAAGTCCCAAAATCGGGTCGATTGTTGGAGGCGGTGCGAAAGAGGGACAAAAGCTCATTACTAGTTTTCTACGCAACACACCGAAACTCAAAGCACTTCGTGAGAAGGTTAGTCGCATCTACTCTCAGAAAGGCTGGCTTCCAGGTCTTGACGGACGCAAGTTACTCGTTCGTTCGGAGCACTCGTCGCTTAACACGCTATTGCAGGGTGCTGGTGCAATCGTCATGAAGCAAGCAGTTGTGTTGTTGTCTAACCGCTTGAAGCGAGAAAAGATAGAACACAAGTTCTGTGCTAATGTTCACGATGAGTGGCAGATTGAGACCAAAGAAGAGACTGCTGATTTAGTCGGTCAATACGGTGTATGGGCTATCGAAGAAGCAGGTAAGGTATTGAAAATGCGTTGTCCTCTAGGTGGTGAGTACAGGACAGGCTTAACTTGGAAGGACACACATTGACACAAATAGAACTAGGATTACACAACATTAAACACATCGTGTGCTATAGCGGTGGACACTCGTCAGCTCTTGTGGCTTTGAATGTGGCTAAACGATACGGAACGGCTGATTTGATTCTGTTGAATCACGACATAAGTTCGTTTGTTGAGCATCAAGACATTAAAAGATTTAAGCAAGAAGTTGCTGACTATTTACAAGTGCCTATCACTTATGCCAATCATCCTAAGTGGGATACAATGGACCAGTTCGATGTCAGTGTCAACACGAAGTCATTTAAAGGTGCAACAGGAATGGCAATCTGCACATCGTTGTTAAAAACTAAACCGTTTAACGACTATTTAAAAGCTAACTTTCCTAACAAAGACTGTGTTATTTACTACGGCTTTGATAAGAATGAGCTACACCGTGTTCAGCGTAGAGCAAGCATTTTAGGTGAACAAGGCTACAAATCCGATTATCCATTAGCTTTATGGAAAGAGCTTCCTGTTACAAAAACAACAGACATCGGAATTAAACCTCCTTTAGCATACACACAGTTCAAACACGCTAACTGCACTGGTTGTCTCAAGGCAGGTAAACAACACTGGTATATTGTCTACTGTAATAGACCTGACATCTTTGAGAAAGCTAAGGCAGCTGAAGATGAAATAGGTTATTCTATTATGAAAAAAGAGTACCTAGAAGAGCTAGAGCCTATGTTTGCTAAGATGAAAGAACTAGGTATTGAAGCTACAGAACATGAAGATGCTAGGACATTCTTTGCTAGGGTTAAGAAACAGATAGCAAACTATGAAGACGAAGATGTAGCTAAACCATGTGAATGCACTTTTTAAGGACTGCTATGCCAGACAATAAAGACCCTGACGAAAACCTATACGGCATGGTGGTTCTTCGTGCCTTTACCGACAACACCTATTCTATTGAGACATCAATGAGTTTAGATGAGTCATTTCAGTTACTTATCGACTGTGTTCAAGACTTAGAAGACGGCACACTAGAAGGTCTTGATGAATACGAAGAAGGTGTACCACGAAAGATTCACTAACTATTTCACAATGTGGATTGACAATAGTTGACAACCCACTATAATCAGTAACAGCAACATTTTTAAAGGAGTAATAAATGAGTACACCAGTTAAACTAAAAGCCGACATCTTCTGGGCATACTTTGACAAGATTAATGACCTTAGTCAAAAATACCAAGTAGACCTTTGCAATCTATCTGATGACGCAGTAGCAGCATTGGAAGCAATGGGCATCGCTGTCAACAACAACCCTAAGAAGCCTGAGCAAGGTAACTACATCACTTGCAAGTCTGTGAACCCTATTCGTCCACAAGACTCTTCAGGCAACCACATCACTGCAATCGTGGCTAACAACTCTAAAGCAACAGCAATGGTTTCTGCTTATGAGTGGAAGTTCATGAACAAGAAGGGTATCAGCCCATCCTTGATGAAAATTGTTATTACTGACCTCAAGGAATACAATCCTGAAGCTGTAGCAACAGCCGACATGGATGACGATATTCTGTGATAACTGCTTTAATCGACGCTGACTCTTTGTGCTATGCCGTTGGCTTTTCTAGCAACGATGTAGACGAAGCGTTAGCGGTGTCTAGGTTAGAAGCAACAGTGGTAGAGCTTTGCATGGATTTAGAGTGTGATGACTATAAGGGATTCCTTACTGGAAAGGGTAACTTCCGCAACGACATCGCAGTCACAGCTCCATATAAAGGAACTCGACCACAAGAAAAACCTGTACACCTGCAAGCTCTTAGAGACCACTTAGTGAACGACTGGGAGTTTGTAGTCACCGAAGGTATAGAAGCTGACGATGCTGTCGGTATTGCTGCTTACGGTCTCGATGAAGATGAATCAATCATGGTTCACATCGACAAAGACCTTAATCAGTTCCGAGGGCATCATTACAACTATCGAAAAAAAGAGAAGTATTATGTCTCTGAATTCGCTGGTTGGCACAGCTTCTACCTACAAATTCTTACTGGCGACAGAGTCGACAACATTGAAGGTCTGAAAGGTATTGGTCCTGCTAAAGGGACTAAGCTACTCAAAGACTGCACAACTGTTGAAGAGCTGTATGATGCAGTTCTAAAGGCTTACGACGGTAACTATGAACGAGTGCTAGAAAACGGACAATTGCTGTATCTACAGCGGAAAGAAGGAGATGTATGGCAGCCTCCCCAAAGATAATTCAGGTGTCGTGGATTGATGCTGTTGCTGATGTCGGTTGGGAATCTAAGACAAAGGCAGAGATACACCATTGCATCACTGTGGGTTATTTAGTTGACGAAACAGATGAAGCAGTCTGTTTAGCGTCTACCTGGTCTGTTGACCAAACCAACGCAAGAATGCACATTCCGAAAGCATGGATTAAAAATAGAAAGGTACTAGCTCGTGAAGACACAATCAGCCAAGTCAAAGGGACGAAACCTACAAAAGTGGGTCGTAAAGCAACTGTTAGAAAGGTATCCACAGTTAACAGAGCTTGACCTTAGAAGCTGTCCTATGGGCTCTCATGGTGAAGATGTCGTGATGTCTCAAGCAGCTAAGGATGAAATACCAGCAGTGTTTGAATGCAAGTCTTTAGCTAAAGTAGCTGTGTACAACTACTACGAACAAGCAAAGTCTCACGGCAACTACGAACCAATTGTAATTATTAAACAGAACGGTTGTAAGCCCTTAGCAGTGATTGACGCTGAGGTTCTATTTGACATGATGGCGGGGTAAATGATGAGTGAAATTAAACTAGATGTTGATAATGACTTTTGTGATGAGATTGTTGCAGCTCGTCTTATTGGTACAGCAAAGGCACTAAAGAAAGACATCAAAGAAAAGACTTGGGGACAGGAAGATTTAGAACAGTTCCAGAAGGTTGTTGATGCCCTAGAAGTTGTAGGTCCTTGGTTTGTCTATCAATGGGAGAAGAAAACTAAATGAAGATACTATTGCTTGACATTGAGACCTCGCCCAATTCCGCTTACGTCTGGGGTTTATTCGACCAGAACATCGGCATCAATCAAATGATAGACTCATCGCAAGTTCTTTGTTACTGTGCTAAGTGGCTCGGTGATAAAGAAGTTGTGTTTGACTCAATTCATAAATCATCTCGTAAGAATATGCTGAAAGGTATACATGGACTTATCGACCAAGCAGACGGTCTTGTTACTTATAATGGCAATAAGTTCGACTTACCTATTCTCAACAAGGAATTCTTACTTCATAATCTTAATCCACCATCTCCTTCTAAGAAAATTGACTTACTGCGTACTGTTAGGAGCAACTTTAGGTTTACTTCTAACAAACTAGATTATGTCTCCCAGCAACTAGGATTAGGAAAGAAGGTAGAGCATGAAGGATTTGAACTCTGGCTTAAGTGCATGGACAAAGATAACGCAGCTTGGGGTCGTATGGAAAAGTACAACATCCAGGATGTCATCTTGTTGGAAAAGCTTTACTATAAGCTTCTTCCTTGGATTAAATCGCTTCCAAATCGCAATC